AAAATTACCTTTGTCAGTTCATCGAGCCCGAAGGATTCGACTTCTTCCTTTGTAAGTTGCCCTTCCGTTGCTACTACGACCACGTTCACAATGTCAGGCAAAGCAGTTGCAATAAATATGGGAATCCGTTCGATTAATTGATCATTGGTAATAGTCTGTTTTTCGGTGAAGATTTCTTTTAATTGCTTCGGCAATTCCGTAATTACCCTTAATAATTCAGCGTATTTACCAATAGGCAATTTTTTAACCTCAATTGTTTTTTCATCAAGTTCAACAGTAAGAGTTTTTATTTTCATAAGATAATAGGCGGCGACTGAGCGCACTTTTGCCTCTCCGATTATGCGGTTGAATCTCCGATGAATCCCAAGTAATTTCCATCACTCTTTGTTTCATCAATAAGAGCTTCAAACGTTACTTCAACTAATTTTTCTGAATCGACTTTCATTGGCAATACGATTGCTGATGCAACATATGCTTTATGAATGACGATATCGTGTCGTCTGGTTCCTTCAATTATTGGATGAAGAACCAATTGTCCGGCGTCATCAGTAGCTTTTTGTCCGGCTGATGCTCCGATTGTTCGTCTGGCGTTAGCTGCTCCCGCGAATGCTCCTTGTGGAATAGCGACTGCTAAGTTTGCAATCGTAAATTCAGCTAATGGAACTTTTGCAGTCAGTTTTTCACCGATCAAAACACTTTGAACTTTTGATTCTCCATATTTATCAACAGCGACGTCATGATGAGTTGGTTCGTAAGTGACCTCGACACCACCTTTTGTATGACCTAAATCAACACCTTTGAATGATACTGAACAAGGTCCGACCTGTACGTTTGTTATATCTGCCATAGTTTATTTTCACCCCCTTTCGGTAGTAGTTTTCGCAATACTCGTAAACTCTCTTTTTATAACATTTTTGTTATGCTTCGTCTTTAGATGGGAAAAGGTAAATACATTCATATGTCCGCATCGTCCACAAGGATAGTGAATTCGACCGGCAAAGATATATTCATAACAAATAAGATCCCGGCAATTGTTGCATCTAAGCTCACGATATGGTTTACCCTCGTATATAATCATGATCGTCGTTCGTAACAAATAAAATTAATTGAAAATTCATCTCTGTCATTTTCATTACGTCCTAAATGACCTCCATTTGATTGAGCGAAAATGCTATAAAAATAGGTTCCGCCCGGAACCAATTGCCCCCGCTTCTTATCCAATGCATTGTAAACCGAGTTTAGAACCGATTTTCCTGTGTCATAATCTTTCGCCCGAATAAATACCTGAAATGTCGGGGAATCGGTAGGAATTTCCCTATCGGGCGCTACCCCACCGGTATCGAGAACTGTCAAGTTATAGTCACCGGTATCAGTTTCCGGAAGATAGGAATAAAAAAGAGAAGTTCCCAAGGATCCTATGCCTTGATTATGAAGGTGTTGAGCAATATCAGTTCGTATATTCATAGTGATAATGAATCTTTGATTGTTTCTCCGATGTGACGTTCAAATATATTTAAGTTCAACTTTATTGGCCCCTCGAGATATTTTGCACCCCGCTTTTGTGGACCGCTCTGTTTAAAATGATATTCCGGGTGTTCATGTAGTCGAGCTGCGTATACTTTATTATATCCTACAACAGCCGACTGTTCTTTTGTTTCTTGAGCAACAGGAGAAATTGATCCGTTTTGATCGGATATAGCAAGCACCTCTCCACTTTCAGTTTCGGTCGTAGCAGAAGCTTGAAGAAGACCTTTGTCATGAGGAACATTGAAGCTACTTAAACGCATTATTTCAAGACAAACTTCAAAAATAGCCTTGTCAGTTGCATTGTGAAATTTTGAATCGAATTTTTTGATTTTATTATCAAAATCTTTGGTGTCAAAAGAAATTCCCGTCATTTATGCATCGAGAGCTTTGACAAAATCAATCTCAATATGATCGGTATTGCCATTTCCTCCCGGAATTTTACTTATCGAGAACACTCGATATTCAATACCATCATAAACGAAGCGATCATCATCCGTCATTTCTGAAGTAGCCTTAAGAAAAGCACGACCCGCAACAGCAATCATACTTCCATTTGGCAATAAACGTCGTTTTTGCTGAAGTTCAACTCTGGCCTTTTCGTCAATTCCACTAGCCGTGGTACGCCGTCCATCGGCAGAATATCCGGTTTTAGCATACCGGGTAATGGTTTGATTAAGTAAGCGGTTGTAGCTCATAAATTATAGCTCCGCAACAATACAGCGGATCCCACGAAGTAAGGCTTTAGCTTTTGGAGCAATAAGTTTAGTCATTCCGATTACTCCGTTTTGACCGCGAGCATTCTGATAGGAGTAATTACCAATTGATTCAGCAGTTTTTTCCGCTGTGTCATTTGCAAAAAAGGATGGTCCCATTTCAATCATATATTCTACTTGAGCTGCAACCGCTCGTTTTACCTGATCAGGGATTGATTTATATATTTCCGTAGGAGTTGCCTGTGTATATTCCGAAACATCCTCACATCGAGGGAATTTTCCGGGCTGATAAATTTTATAGAAATCTCCAACTCCGGGAATGGTTATAAATTCATCACAAGTAATAACGCCATTCTCATTTGAAGCGGTGATCTTTCTCCTTTGGCCAGCGGATACACCACTTAATAATTCAACCACACAACCAACGAAATAATTTTTGTAAGGGAATTGAGTATTATATAAGGCATCAAGAGTAAATTGCGATTTACTGGCTACTGCACTCATTTTTCCTTCAGAAGTACATCGGACATATTTATCCTGAAATCCGGCATAGGCGTCAATGATTTCTTCCGCCTGACTGATTTGGTCATTCGCCTCATCATCATTCGTCACGGTAATATTTGCATATTGCTCGAGCTCCGGAATACTCAAATATCCGCGCCAGCTTCCCGATGTAGTAGATAAAATATCCATAATTAGTTTTTAGTATACCAGTCAGGTTTTGCACTATCAGGAGTTGTCGAAATAAAATCAAGGACGTCAGTCCATGCAGTTCGGAAAACCCCGGTAGAAATATTATAAAAATACCAACCATGACCAGAATCAGAATCCCAGCTATAGGTAAATAAATAGGAAACAAATGTATCTCCGATCGCTTTTTCCATATAAAGTAATCGAGATAAAATAGCCGCTGCATGCTGCGTTTCCGTCAAATCAAGAAATTCGAACGCTTTGGGCATGTTGAATTCAGTAATATTAGCTTTTGTACCAAAATATTTGACCGCATAAGCAATATATTCCTCAAATGACGCTTGAGAATCTCCATAGAAATTCCAGTTGATATAATCCATGTCAACGCCCGGAGAGGGAGGATTATTCTTCCAGTAATCAGTTGGACTGTTTACTCCGTAGCCCTGAACTTCGGAATAGGTAATTTTCATAGTATAGCCAACAGGCAAAGCGGCACGTAAAGCAACGGCTGCCCCTTTTAAGGCCACACTCAATGTTCCTTGGTTATATGTGGAGATATTAAGAAGTTCTTCATTTCCTACAGCAAATTCATCAACACCAAGCAAATGACAATTCAATGCATGGGTAATCATGACCGCCTGACGATCAGCAAAATTTGAAGGATTAAGAATCGCAAAGCCAGCTCCTAGCTTAATACCGGTACTGACAAAAAAGCCACGTTCTTTGAAAACTCGACACATATCAAGACAGTTGGCTATTCCCTGAGTGTCGCTATAAAGAGGCAACTGAATACGAACAATTTTCCATCCCTGACTTTTGAGTAAATCGGCATCTCTTTCGGCTATTGCGGTTGTATAGCTTCCATAACTATGGGTACTGGTGATATATGGACTTCCGTAATTAATACCGAATCGCTCGTTTCGTGGTTTCATAATTTAGGCTACCTTAGCTATTTTAGCAATTTTTAGAACATCTGCGGGGGCAATAATGCTATTCATACAGAAAGCATGTTGTATATATCCACCAAAAAAAGCACTATTGGTATTCCTCACCAAAGCCCCAAATCCGATCCTGTCAAGCGTTGTACCGGCTCTAGTATAGCTGTAGCCTCCAAAAACCTCTACACCGTCAACGTAGGCCTTCACAACCCCATTATCATCGGAGAGACAGATAAGCTGTAATTTGCCGTTTATGAGCACATTAGCCGCTGAGCTCTTGTTTGCCATAGTAACGGAACCATCTGAGCGTGAATTGTAAGAAAGGGTATTTGCCGTATTAAAAAGCTGATTTTGTGGAGTGATGCTTGAAGCGCGACCTTCTGAGTAAATCCTTCCCCCTCCGGTGGTCCAATTGGCACAATAGACAAACATTCCAACAGTCATTTTCTTATTCGACTGATTAAAGAGGGTAAACCCTAAACCATCAACAAAGCCTGAAGCGCCATCAAAAAGATATCCATGCCCGATTTTACTGGTAGGAACGACAGAATCGAGTGTAACGACTGTATGGCGTGTCCCATTAAATTGATTTGGAGTGGCCAGAGCAGAATTGGCGACTACAAGACCGGTTTTTTCATCCATCTTGTAGTAGCCTAAAAGTCCGGAAAGACTATTAATCTTCCTACTAAGAAGCTTCCTACGGTTGATAGGAAAATCGAGCATCCCTGGATTTAGCATATTATTCCTTCGCTAGAACAACTATTTCCCGTGGTTGCGTCTGTAATACCGCGGCAGTGGACAATCCGCTCCGTATTTTAATGAATGATAAAGCTGCTAGTTCGTTAAGGTCAGCACAAACAGTATTTGCGGTTACGGTATAGTTAATTTCTGAACCTGAAGAATCAAGAACGTTTTTATAGGTTCCATCAATAGTGTCACATGCCTGAAAGGATAAAACAGCAGAAGTCCAAGCAGCTGGCATTATGAAGGCAACCCGACGCATATTAGTTAAATCAATAGGACTAGATAAAGATTGACCGGCTCCAATTGTAGCTTTCATAATTTGCTCACCTCCATCCCTACTATATCAGATTTCCAAGGAAAGACTTCAATGCCAAAAACTCCCCGTCAAAATCGACAATCTGCTTAAAATTATTGTAAACATTATCGCAAAGCTTTTTGTATTCCTCTGGATCCGAATAGTTTTGAATCTTCCTGAATATTTCATGAGGAGACAGACCATCTATCTGTATGCCGGTCACGCCATCGATCATGAGCTTTTCTCCCCATTTGCCGAAATAATATTCCTTCTTGAAAATGATTGGTCGACCAACAGCGGCCGAGTTATGGAGAACATGCCCATATCCGTCACCGCCCCGCTTTGTATGCCAGATAAACTTTGCATTTCGCATTTCCTGAGCCAATTCGTTTGTTCCATTTCTGCCACCATCCCGGCATTGGCCACCATAGGAAGCAAAGATCCAATTTTCCATTAATTCCTCCATTATTTGAAATAATGTCCAATCTTCAGCAAATAACCTATCCACAGAGAAGCAGTTTACAAAAGAACTAATCCGATCGATCGGAGCATTCGTTCCTTCGTAGCCGGGATAAAAAATATCAGTGTCAAACTCCTGATGGTATTGAATAAGATTAATATCTTTAGGGTAGTCAGGAATAAGAGCGGAAGCCATCACATTTTTGGTATATTTCAGAACGTCAGCATCGATGGGCCATGCATTCCCGATCTGATAAATAAGCTTTGGATGAGAGGGATGCTCATCACAAAGTTTCCGGAAAAGGGGAAGATGCTGAGGAATGGAAGCAATAACAATGTCAAAATCATAATAAAAAAACGCATCTAAAGTTATTGCCTTGTTCGTTTTGCCAGAATCTATATCCTTACAAAGATATATTCCCGGCGATGAATTTTCTTCTAAATTATTAAGCTCCGGAGTATTGTCCGGAGTAGCTCCACCAACAGCTAAAAATTGTTGAACTGTAGCCGGATGATCGTAGACTTTCCAGTATCCTTTTTCATACCAGTCAACCCCGATTGGACGATAAACTTTACCGCCAAGTCTCTTCTCAAACAGCAATATGAAGCTCTGAAGAAGCGATGCATGATGGAAATCACAAAACACATTCATAAAATTATTTTTTAAAATATTTTTTTCGAAAATTTTTCCAGAAATTTTTTAAATTATACTAT